CTCACCGTCAGGGTAGCTCAATGTGAGTGCATTAGCATCTGAGCCAGTAAAGCTTGTCTGCCCTGCTGTGGCAGAATAGATGAACCTGTTACGGATTCCTTGTTGTGGTGCTTTTCCTATGTATGGCATTATGCTAAGTCTCCGTTTACTGTTATTCCCACATATCCTTCATCTCTACCAGCTTCGTCATTAGTGTGGTAAACATGTACTTTTACTAGAGCTGTCGTTAATTGCATTATCTCTTCATCTCTTGTTGATTCTACATCATCGACTGCACCACAAGCAACCATTGCTACATAATTAATATTTGCCATAGGATTGGTATAATTTGCTTTATGTTTTCCAGTTGTTACATCTATTGAACTTGCAATATTAAAACTATCTCGTACTCCAGTTAAATTTGTACTTCCATCTATAACTGAACCATCAAAGTTTATCCAAGATTTAACTAAACCCTGCTGTAGATTAGTGGAAGCAGTGGCTTCACCTGCGATAGATGCAGCTACTCCTATTCCTGAATTTATTACCCTTGTGAGAGCCATTTATTTACCTCATGCGTAAGGGCTGTCGCCCAATGTGCTTGTATCCCAAGCAGCTTTTAGTTTAGCTATTGTGTCTGCATCATCTATAGCTTTTGCGGCAGGAGCATCTCTCAATGCTTTCTTCTTAGCTACAGATGCTGTTTTAGCAGATGCGTCATCAGCTTCAAGTGCTTTCATGTAGGCTATATCTTCAGCTTCAAGTAAAGGCTTTCGCACTTCCCTGATTTTATCTTTGAAGATAACTTTAGAAGCAGTTATGTCTTCAGTCATAACGCTACCACTTAGTTTCCAAGCCCCTCTAAAATGTCTGTCTGATGGCTTATTTATAGCAAAAGCATCTGCTATAGCACCATCTTTGTCCATTACGTATGTTTTAATTGCCATTTATTTTCTCCTATTTAAGCAGCTATTTTCCAAGCACCTCGCCATGTACGATTTTGTGGCAGTTGCTTTTTCTTGCAGATAACAAGTCTTGGTCGGTTTGACTTCTCGTAATCTCTCCATACCTTTTCAGGTATATCTTTCTGTATAAGGTACTCTATTGCTTCTTCTTCTGTCATAGCCTTTACTGGCTCAGTGTTATGCAACAGGTATCCTCGTGTATGCTTTACAAAGTCAGGCTTTGCTTCGTCCTTCTTGAGTTCCCAATACACCCACACAGGTGGTAGTATGCCACCATTCAATGCACACGCCATCCAGTTATAGTCAGGGTGTGTAACCTTTGCAGGTTCATCTAGGTTGTCAGGGTCTTCCCACACAATGCAATATTCTGTTCTGTGTGGCTCTAAGTTTTCTTTTGCCCACCCTAGTCTATCCCATAAATGTGTGCCTTTAAATTCTGGTGTCTTCATGCTAAGTCTCCTGCAAATGCCGCTTGATGAACGCTATCCTGTACACCATGGCTATCGTTAAAAGAAAATTGTTGAGCAGTTGTAGTTGTTAAGTCTTGAGGAGCAATCATTGCATGACCATAATTACCATCGTTAGGAATAGCTATGTAGCCATCATTAGCTATGTAGGGGTTAGCGTGGGTATAATCAAGTCTGCCCGGGGCTGCGTCCACTACACTGCTCAAATTAAAGGTATCACCAGAAACACCATCTGACTGCCTAAATAGAACACAGAAACCTTTTATTAATCCCTTTTGAATAGGTGTAGTGACAACATTCCCTGAACCTGCAACAATAGTAATGCTGTTCTTTGCGTCTACTCCCTCTAGGGCATCTGTTCTTAGTGTACTCATGCTAAATCTCCAAATATACCAGATAAGTTTTGAAACGAATCTACATCAGAACTTGCGTTATAAGCATTGTGTTTAAAAAGCCCTGTCTCAAAACTACCAAAACCTCCTGCGTGTAAGTTGGAAAAGTTAGTGTAAGCTGTTCCAGAATCTGCATTAGTATAGTAATAACCACTATAATTAGCATTAGCCATATTATTATTGATGTTTACTGTTGTTTGTCCTGTAGTTATGTCATTTACACTACTCACGTTGAAGCCGTCTCTTTCTGCTGTAGTAGTTATACCTGTGTAATTTACCCAACACTTACACAGTCCCTGCTGTAAGTTGGTGGTTGTAGAGTTGCCCTCTCCTGTGACAGCAATAGACCCTGCTGTTGATGTGCCTGTGAGTGTATTTGTTTTGAGTGTTGCCATTATCTTATCCTATGACGGTTTTGTTGGAAATGTTACTGAGGATGGGTCAAGAACATCAGCATGAGGAGAAGCAGAAATAACTTTTGGTGTAGCTGTTTTAGTTAAATCTCGCAATGCTTGCCTATACGTTTTCCATTCTGAAAGTTTTGTATCTGATAGTGCAGTATCTGGTAAAACTACCCAATCGCTTTCTAGTAGTAATTTATCTCTTTCTATTCTTAATGCTAACATTTCATTTGCCATAATTTTATCCTATTAAGTGACCCCAAAAAGAAGTATATCTACCAAGATTTCCTCCCAAAGCAGTAACATCTACATTACTTTCATGGGAAAACTGGACTGTATCGTTTACTGCCAAATAATGTTGTATAGTATAATGTTCTCTATGGTGTGTGTTTGTACTAGAATCTTTTTCACCCCATCCACCATGAAACCTTTTGTTGCTTCCTACTGAACCATTAATTGTTACTTCAGCAGACATATAGACAATAACAGTTGTTGCCGAACCAGTAGCAAGAGTAACACCAAATAAATAAACACCTGCTATGGGAACAGTAAATTTTCCTGTGGAAGTAGAATAATGACCTCCAACATTATGTTGTGTGGTGTCAAATATTTGAGTAGTTCCTGATCCAGTGCCAGTGCTAAAGTTTGCAGAAGGATAGGCAAAAAACGCAGGTCTTGCAGGAGTTAGAACACGCCCACTACTATCTACTGTTTGAGCCGTAGTGCCATTTGTATGCTTTATGTTTTGTACTAGAAGATTGCTCATAGTATTGCTACGTTCCCTCCTGAGTTAATCGTCAGTGTCACACCACTTGCTATGGTCAAAGGACCTGTGACGTTAGCATTTTCTGTAGCTTCTATTGTGACGTTGCTATCCATTGACTTTGCATTAGTTCTGAACATACCACCATGCTTGAAGTTACCCTTGTTGGCTTCAGGTACTGTGACACTACCGTCTGTTAGACCAAGGTAGTTGACAAAGATGTTACCTGTTCCTGATGAAGGTGCTGCACTAAAGGTCAGTGTTGTACCGTCAGGGATTGTATAAGCACTGCTGTCCTGCACTACACCATCTACTGATACAAGTATGTCCTGAACGTTAGAGATAGTCTGTGACAGCGTAAATGTCGTGTCAGAGCCATCTCCGTTAAACCTTTGCACAGATGGTATTGTGCTAAATGTAGTTGCTGCTACGTTACCTACATAAGGCATTATGTTATCTCCATTATGCTTAGTGTACCTGATAGTTTATCTGCGACAGAACAGTTTATCGTAATTTGGTCATCAACTTCTAATACAACTTTATTTCCTGCCATTAGTTCCAACGATGAACCAACAGGAATAGGTGCGTCTTTCACAATTATACTTGTACCATTTTGAACAAGACTTCCCGTTGCACCACCTCTATTGGCTGTAGTGCTTACAAGGCTTACTGTAGCTGTAACTTGTGAAGTGTGTATATTAGCTAATACTAAACCAAGAACTATTGCTGTTACCCCACTACCTGCTTCATACATAATATACGGTGAACTTGTATCTGCAGGTTCTGCTGCAAAGTTAACCATTCTAAAATTGTTTGCCATATTTTTCTCCTATATCAACCCAAGGCGATGGCTAATGCCGTGGCTTCATTTGATGCTGATACTGTCGTTGCAACAGTACCTGATTCATCTCCAAATGTGAAAGTTCTATCTGCTGTTGGGTCTGTAATAGCGAATGTTGTTTCAAAATCGTTAGCTGTAGCACCCTCAAATGTAATACCTGTGGCTGTCAGATTACTAGCTGCACCCACAGTAGTAGTTATATATGCTTTAATGGACTGCTGTGTAGCAAGAGAAGTGGCACTATCAGATGACATATCGTCTTCATCAAGAATAGCTGTTACAGTTGCACCACTAGCAAGTGTTAAGTTTGTGCTTGCAGTTAGGTTAGTGAATGTACCTGCCGCAGCACTGTTAGCACCAATTATTGTTCCATCAACAGCCCCACCATCAATGTCTACTTTAGTAATGTCAACTTCACCTGCACCATTAGGTGTGATTGCAATATTGCCATCAGCACCATCAGCAATCGTAATTACACCAGAACTTGAACCTGCATTAGTATTTAATGTTAAGTCACCTGTGCCATTTGTGGTAATTGTTACGTTAGCATTGTTGTCACCAACACGTACTGTGTCAGCATCAAGCTGAACATCACCAGTGCCATTTGGGGTAAGAGCAAGATTACCATCGGTGTTAGTGCTAATAATAGCGTTACCATTGACATTGATGTTACCAATAGTAGCACCACTACCATTTAACTTTAGTCTTTCTGCTGCAGTAGCACCACTTGACATAGTTTTAAATACCATGTCAAATTCTTCAGAGGTAGGTGTAAGACCAGTGGTTACAGACTCAATAGTACCCCCTGTCTCAAGTGTACCTGCTGCAGTCTCAGTAGAAAACTCAATACCAGTACCAATACCTACGGCAGGTGTGCCACTGCTTTGTACTTGCAGTTTAAGTAGGTCAGTAACACTATTTGTAGTGCTATTTTCTACGTTAAGAGTAACACCTGTATCGTGTACATGTGTTATATTTACTTCACTATTTGCTCCAAGATTAATTACTGCAGCATCTGATGTCAGACTCACATCATCACCTACATTTAAATCTGTGCTAATGTCAATCTGACCTGTTACATTTATACCTGCAGAATCTGTATCAAGTTTTTTACTATTATCATGATAAAGTTCTACTGCACCATCTTTATCCATAGCAATAAAAGTTTCAGTGCTTGTATCACTACGGAGAGTTATGTTATTACCTTGAATAAATAACTCACCTGTATTGTTTTCTATAATACTGTCTGTGCCATCATGGTATAGTTCAAGGTCTGTTCCTGTACCAAGTTGAACTTTTTCATTATCTCCTAAACTTAAACCGTCCATAGCAATACTACCAGTAACAGTAACACCTGTTGCTGTTGTTGCTAGTTTAACAGAATTGTCATGATATAAACTTACAGCACCATCCTCTACGAATTGTGCCATAACCTCTGAGCCATCATTCTTTCTGACTTCAACTGTGCTACCGTCTAATGCTAGTTTACCTGTGCCTGAATCTCTGATGATACTATTTGATGCATCATGAAAGATTTGTAAATCTGCAGCGTCACCAAAAGTAGCTTTAGCACTATCTGCAAACTCTAGTGCATTATCACTGGCATCAAATACAACATTGTTTGCTGCACCTGTTAAAGTAACATCACCAGTAGTAGTTACGTTTACAAGATTAGCTGTACCTGCTAGGAACATATCTTTAAACTTTAATGATGTCGTACCAATATCAAGTGTGTTATTTGATTTAGGTTTAATCTCTGAAGTGGTTGCTACAAAGTCTTGAGCAGGTCCAAGCACTGTAACAGGACCACCTTCGGCTGATGTACCATCATGTGTGTGTCCTGAACTACTGTTAAAGGCAGCTTCAATGGCATCATATTCGCCATCAAAGTCAGAAGCGTTTATAATGTTACCATCAGCAATGTTATTACTGGTATCGGTTCTACTGTAGCCTGTTCCCATAATTTTTACCTTCTATCGTTTAATCCATATTCAACTGTGAGTGCATCTATTGAGTACGGTGGGTTTTGGTTATCTGAATCAAACTGAAATGACACTGTAAATCCTGAACCTACAACTTGTGCTTCAAACAGTTTAAGTAACTTTGTACCAAATTTTGTACTACCAAACGTGCCACTTCCAAAAAACCCAACAACTCCCTGTGTATTTAAGATACTAAGTGGTGGAGGTTGAATAGTACCCTGACTATCAAAGTCTAGTTTTAAACTTACATTAAATGCAACACTACCTTGAGGGTCAGTATATAAAAACAGTTTATAAAATGTCTTTCTTTTACGTGGGTCATCTATAGCTATATGTGGTGTAGCAAATGTAGTTTTAATATTTGAACCATCAAATGAGTTGCCACTTTCCATCTGATATAAGTAGCCATCGTCATGTGAGAACAGCACTACCTCTGTATTTTGATTGTAGTTACTGTCTGCTACGTTAGCTCTTATACCTCGTGTTTCTGCCCAAGCCATGTTATCGCCACCTTGAGGTGCAAACTGTGTTGCTAGTATACCTTGAGCATTTTCTTGTGTAATATTATTATTAAAACCCAGTATTCTATATTGTGACTTTTCACGAATTACACAACTTGTAAATGATGTGTTAGCAGAAATAAAGCCTGTCATTGTATTCTGGATTGTTTTAGATACGACAGCTAATCCAAAATCCCCTATTCTGTCTGTTCCACTAACCAGTCTCAACCCATCAGGACCAAGAAACATTACGTCACCACCTATTTCTTGTACAGTGTCTGAATCAATACATCCAATGTCTGTTGTAATTGGTTGTAGTGTAAAGTCTGCAATGGTATTACCTGTTAATTGGTGAATACTAGTTTCTGTAAAAATAATTAACTGTTGTCTAAATACAGCCAGTGCAGTAATCGTACCACCAACATTTACATTTCCTCCACCATTTGCCACCGAAAAGTCTGTATCTGTATATGGTGCAGTAAATGTTACTGTAGACCCTTTAGCAAAGAATAAATGGTTCTTAACTTCTGCCACAAAAGTTGCACCAATTACATCTGTAGGTGCGTCCAATAAAACTGTAAATGTAGCGTTGTCATAAAGTGCAGGTTCATTTAAACCATCAACAAGTGCAATCTTTTCTGTGCCGTTAAAGTTATACTTAGAAAATCTAGTTTTGTTAGCACCTTCTCTACTAGTTGATAAGAAAGTAATTACTGCATCATCTGATGGACTACTTGCAAGTGCAGGATTAATTGCTAGTGTAGCTTCCCCTGATGAAACTGTGGCATTTGCTGTAACTGTGTATACTTTATCTATACCTGCAACTTTAAATACGTCACCTGCTTGTGGAGCAGAAGTCAAACCATCAATTGCTAGACTGCTACCAGTTTGACTACCTGCATTTACAAGTGGAGTGCCGTAGTCAGGTACGTTAATCTTTGTAAAGCCACTACCACCACTTTTAAATATGTCAGCATTTTTACAAACAATTGCACTGTCTTCCCATGATGCAACACCTATAGTCAAGTAATTAGATGTTGTTGTTTTAAAAGTTACAACTGCTGCATTTGCAGGACTGCTTGCTAACGAGGTTGAAAGAGTTAATGTAGCTCTATTATTTGTAGCATCAAAACTAACACCACCAGATGCAATTGTATAAGTGCCACTAACTCCTGCTATTTCTAAAGTATCTCCTGCAACTGGTGTAGTATGTATTGCAGCTATTATTAATGTTGTTCCAGATTGACTAGCCCCATGTACTACTGGTGCACCATATGGGGGGATAATATTACTATCGTACTTATCAAATCCCTCAATCCGTCTGTAACCACCCTCAACAGAGGGTTCAAAGTTACGTAGTATTCTTGCACTTCCCGGTGAATTTGTACCTTGTTGCAAAGGCGAGAGGTTTGTTATAAGACCTCCACGAAACTCAACTGGATAGGTTTGCCATGCATCCATTGTGTTAGCCTTTAAATATTGAAACTAGTACTTACCCTACCTGTACTATTAGGAAGCATATATGACCTTACATAGGGTGTTCTATTTATAAGCTGTGAACGCATGTATTTAATACCTTCGTCAAATTTTTGTTTCATTACCATCGCATCTTGTGTGTTACCTCTAAATAGATAACCATAGTGCATTGCACCATCTACAATAACATGCAAAAATCTTTCTGGAATTGTTGGAGCATCTGTAGTTGCAGACAAATCTGTTGGGAAAGTATAATATTCATATACCAGTTCATATGCTTTGTCTGGCTCTGGTGTCATAATATATTTTAAGTCAGGTGCTTGTGCTACATGTTTAGGTACACCTTGACCAGTAGATGTATTATACTCTTGTTGTATAAATCTATCTAAATAATCTTCATATACAATTTCTGTAAGGCGTGTGGTGGAATTGCCTAATGTAGTATTCTCTTTAATACGAAATGTGTTAAAGTTAATTACTTTGGCATCTGTGGGAAAAGCATAACGGCTTGTGTTAGCAGTTAATGTTTGCTCTTTTGTGGTATGATTAAAAGACCAAAAGTATTCTGACTGATTTATATATCTAATAGCAGCATTGACTGCATCTTTAGCTTGTGAATAAAAACCTGTAGCTGTAGCAAAATTAGATGAAGTAAGTTCTACCTCATTCAGTCTTCTGTTCATTGCATTTACTAAGCCAAGAAAATTATATGCCATTCAATATATCCTTCTTTAGGATTGTTTTGTCATATCTAATATGATGTTATATGTTTCTGTGTTTGCAGCCCCAACAGTTGTAAACATGATGTCACCTGTTTTACCTGAACCTGCATTGTTTTGTAGCCCACCAAAATGTGAGAAATCATAATCTCCTTCAGTATCTAATAGTTTGTATGCTTCTACATCTGTAGTTGCATCCCAAAGTATCTGCACTTTCATTCCGTCATTTACAAAATGTATTCTATCTATTGTTACACCTGTACATGTTGCACCTTGTTCACCTGCAGTAAATGCACTTACATCTACTTTCTGAACGGCACTCTCTCCTGAACCGTCACTTACATTGGTAAACTTCATGACTAATCTGTAAGGTGTATTTAATATTGTTTGACTTGTGACTGCATCTGCCATTGTTATTCCTTTATGTTAAAATAGAGGGCAGGTCAATCCTGTTACACCTGCCCCCTAAGTTTTAATTTAGGCTAGTTGATCCCTGTCAACATCCGTAGGTCTACTTAGGCTGCCCTCAATAGGCATACACACTGCAAACACACGCATTACACCTGCACTAATAGTACTTCCTGTACCTGCAAATGTTACTTTTAACGAGCCATCTGCTGTTACGATGAGTGGAACTCTTGCTGTTGCATCGTCCACTGCAGCGTAAGCACTTGCAGAAGCACCGTCAATGTCAAAGCCATCTACAAAGTAGTCAGCATCCCCACCTGCTAGACCTAAGTCTACAGTAGCATCGGATTGATCATTTGTTAGAGCAGTTTCAACTTGAAGACTTGCAAACAAAATTAAGTGATCTGCAGGAATTGCACACATTTCAATTGTACTTCCATTAGCATCAATATTTTGATCTGCAAAGTTGAATGTTTGCTCCACTAAAAATGGTTTTACCCTATTGCTAACTCCAAGAGTAGGTCCATGAGTGGTGTTAGTTGTAGCTAAAGCTGTTGTTGTTGCCGCCATTTTAACTTACTCCTTAGAATTTAGAGACATATATAGCACGTGTAAGTGCTTCAGGTCGTAATATTTTACGTCCATAGAGATGCATACCTCTGACGATGTCAGCAAAGCTGTCAGGGTCACGATATGTCTCTGTTTTGTTGATTTGCTCTGCAGTGGCTACTGCTGAACTATGTCCTGCAACGATTACACCAAAGTGGGCTGTTCCTGAAGCAGTAGCTCCTGTAGGACCATTACCAACATTAGGTAGGTTGTTTGACATGAACACTTTAAAGCCATGCAAGTTGCTAAAGATCATTCCATTTTTGAGTTCGTCCTTTGAAGAAACAAAGTCACCATTCATAATTCTGGAATCTTCATCCTTTAGCAATTCAGCAAAGACTGGGTCGATTACAAGCCATCTTCCCTCTTTATCAACAAACTGTTGATCTAGCTTTCGCCCCATTCTGTTGATAACAGCTAGAGGTGTAGCATGTGCAGCAGTGGTATTAACACCGTCACCCATTCCTCTTGGCTGAACAACAATAGAGTTTACGCTAGTACCACCGTTAAAGTCAGCAGCGTCTACCTGCATTTCTGCAAGCAATTCGTTTGAAGCTGCAGTCGATACAGCTTTAGAACCAGACACAGTGCTATTCACTGCATTTGGTCTGCCATGTAACGCAGACTGCTTATAGCCTGAGAGGTAGCCTAGAACTTCCTGATCGTACTGATCTGAAAGTCTGTAAGCTGCTCTATCGGTAGCTAAAGATTGAAAGTTGACATGTGAATGAGCTTCCTCAATGTCATCGACTTTAAATGCAAAGTAGTTTGCTTTGTCAACGGTTAGAGAGAAGTCCTCATCGTCCAAGTCCTGAGGTGTGATTGTTGTGCCACGAGCATACTCTTTTACAGTAATCTCTGGCTCTTTTATAATTTTAACAGTATCACCCATCTGAGCAATCTCACCGAAATAATCAGAGTTTGTGATACCTTCCACAACAGATGACTTACGGAAAGCAAGCTGTACCTGTTTGGAATAGATAATAGGACTAAAATTACCGTTTGGTAAACTTCCATGTCCTACTGCAGATTGAAAAGCCATAGTAAATCCTCCTTACTTTTCAGGGTCACAGATACAAATTACAATTATAGATTGGGGCTAATTTAGATCAAGGTGCAGATGTACATTCTGGGCTTGTTAAACTAGGTAAGTCTCACCATATTGTCGTTTGTGATGTAATGCACACAACAGGTATCCAAAAGGGGCTATATGTGTGCATTTTAAGTATTATACATAGTTATATGTATAAATTAATAAATGTCAACTTTTTTATCTAGCAGAACCAGATACGTCATAAATAAACTTGCCAGTTCGTATAGCTTCCATGACTTCATCGGCTCTTCTCTCATACTCCTGTGATGACATTTTTTGTACTTGAGATTCCTTTAGATATGTAGACTCCTCGTTAGTCTGAGGTTTAGTACGTGTTGACTTTGGATTTGTAGCTAGGGCTGCATCCCTTGAGCTTGTTTTCTTTTTACCAATATTGTTATCAGCTTTATATAAATCAATAGCTCTGGCTGCAGACTTTGCATCATCATCATTTTCATACAAAGCTTTTTGCACCCACTGTGGTTGCTCTTCTGCCCAGTTATGAAAGTTATCATCCTCACGAATGTCCACAAAATCAGGATGTATTTTTAATAGTTCTACTTCAGCTTTCTCCTTCGTAGCTGATTCCTGCATCTCATTTATTTTTTGAATCCTATCCTCAAGCTCTTTCGATTGCTCTTTAGATTTTTTTATAGCTATAGTTTCTACTATAGCTGCTACATCAGGATACTTTTTTGTCCACGCTTCAATGTCCTCATCAGACTTTGGTAGCTCTATTTGTTTCTTAGTAGCACTATCAAGCTGTTCTCTTAACTGATTTATCTGCTCCTGCAGATCAGATTCTTTTTGTTGAGAATGTCTTCTAAGATCACCATAGCGTTTCTTAAAAGTCTTCTCTTCTGCAGAGGTAGGCTCTTGCTCTTCTTGAGCTTCTTCCTTCACCTCACCTTTGTTCTCTGCAATAAGCTGATCTAATTCCTCTTGATCTTTTTGAATTTTATCTTCTCGTGAATACTTACGAGATGCTAATGCCATTACCTTTTTAGGTGTAGCGTCTTGTGTCATTACTTTTGCTTGTGCTTCTGCCATATTACTTACCTTTCGTTAGGGCTAACTGTATGCCATGTTAGATGGGGAGTTAGGTAGCCAACATATTGTGAACTTATTTTTTCTTTGAAGCTAGTCCACCCTTCTTCATTCGTTTGGGTTTAACTTTGGGTTTAGCTAAACCACCCTTCTTTAGTCTCTGTGGCTTCATAGGTTTTGTGGGTACACCACCTACATAAAATCCACCAGTAGGACCAAACCTTTGTCCTCCACCACCACCACCAGTTCCTATAGATGGTGTAGATGGCACTCCAAATGTTTGTGGTCTTTGTTGCCCACCTGCTGTTTGAGATGTATATACTGGTGTTGTAGTTGGTGTAAATGTTGGTTGAGATGGCTGACCAAAGTCACCACCAAAGAAATCATCTATACCTGAAGATGGACCACCATCATCCCTATCATCATCCTGTTGTGTATCTTGTTGTGTTCTTTGCTGACCATAATCTGTACCCATAGATGTTCTCTTTTTAAGTTCATCTGCTTTCCTTCTTATGTCCTCTGCTTCTGCTTTCATTCTTACCTGCATAGCAACTGTTTGATTTTTAAGTTGTTGAAGATCTTGCTCACCTGCAGTTAATCTTTTCTTACTTCGATCTTCATCAATACCTACTTCTGATTCTAATTCTGGTTCTGTTTCTGTTCCTGCAGGTTTTGCACGTTCAATAGGTGCAAACGGATCTCCTTCATCAGTTTTTGTTTGTAATCCAGATCTAGGCTCAATTGGTGTAACCTCTGTCTGTTCTACGGTTGCAGATTCTATAGGTGTTGTAATAAACTCATCAACATAATCAGACGCACCAAAGTCAGGTGCAACTGGAGGACCTTGCTCTGGACCTAGTACTGGTGGACCTTGCTCTGGACCTAGTTGTGTTCCTAAAGTCTGTGGTCTACCTTCTGATTTATATTTTTGATACATAGCTTTATTAGCGTCAGCAAATGTTTTTTGACTGTCTGAATTTGATTCTATTGTACCACTTGCAGCTTTTACTGCACCTGCAGTATTACCACTTTTTATTGCTTTTTCAAACTCAGTTAATTCTTGACCTTGTTCTGTGTTACTTAGTATACCTATGCCCTGTAATAACTTTTTACCTAAAGTACCTATACCACCTGATCCATTCTTTCGTAGACTTTCAGCAATTGTTAACACACTCTTTCTTTGTTCAACAGAAAGCTTTCTTCTTTGTAATTCAGCTTGCACAGCATTTAGTCCAGTTGGTGAGTTTTTGTTACTTAGAGTTTGCCCTGCCATAATTGCTAGTCCTGCTAGTGGGCTAAAAAATAATGCAGCCCCTGTTGCAGCATACCTGTATATAGGGCTATCAAATTGTTTATAGTATTTTATTAACGTATCTGTATCCATAGATTGTGCGTCAATGCTCGTGTACTCTTTACCGTCTACCATTAACTTGGGCTTTTCAAATGTCATTCCATCACCAA